ATAGGTATTTACTGTAGGGACAGCTGTAATGACTTGTTCTTGGTTAAGTACAGTAGCTGTAATTAAACCGCCTAAAGTAGCTGCTCCACTAATTGTTACAGAGTCACCTACTACAGCTCCATGATCTGAGTCAGTAGCTGTAATAATATTTGAGCCATTAGTAGCAGCAAACACAATACCATTAGTTGTAGTAGCTCTTATTGGCGTAACATCGTTAAAGTTTCCACCGGATTCTATATAGTATTTACTTGTAGTGCCTAGACCTAAAAAACGTGAGCTACCTAAAGAGATCCAACTATGTAATGCCCTGGCTGAACCAAGATAAGTATTTGGGGATGCTTTTTCCCAGCCGCCTATTTTTTCTACGCGGCCTTTTCTAAAACGAATTTTATTGCCATCTACCCAGCCACCTTCATTTGAGTAATCGGTTTCTTCTTTGTTTATTCCGGGCTTAAATTGAAACTTTGTTAGTGGCATGTCTAAATTTTACCATAACCGTTAATAATCTAAGCTAATCTAATAATAGCGCCTGTTGCTGTTGGACTTGGGAAAACAATAGTAAAATCACCTGCTGTACTTGTTTTGTCTCCTCCGAAATCTATAGCGCACAATGCTTTATTAGAGTTTGTTGAGTTATATAATAAACACCCTCTGGCAGTCACTGTTGCCGTGCTGAAAGTAAAGTCTGCAAAATCGCAGATAGCTGTGGTTCCAGATGTAGATGGAGTTACGTTAGTAAGCGTTCCACCGCCAGATGAATAGTTAGTACCTGTAACCTGGTTAGTAGTAGCAAAAGCTGTTGTTGATGCTCCTAACGTAGCCGAGGACGTATATAGTGCTAATTTAATTGAGTCAGCGCCTTGGGTTAAATTATGTCCTTCAACAAGAATTTCTTGTTTAAAACTTGTACATATTGTAGATGTAATTGCCATTTTTTAAAGCTCCTTAATAATCTTAGCCATATCATCATGGCCCTGTTGCCTTAATAAATTCACATACGTCACATTTTTAGAATTTATTGCGTTCTTTATACTATGTAAGATTACAGTATAAACTTGATTTTGGAAAGCTAAAGCTTGTTGTTTTATATGCTCTGGAGCTTCTAATGAAACCTCACATATTTTCTTTGTTGCCTGCTCTGCCCAAAACTCTGGATCGTGACCTTTGTTTTGTGTTACATGAACACCAATTTGCCCTAGTTTTATAAAGCTATCTGTCATCCTTTATAGGGCTCTGGTGGTGCCACATCCTCGTTTATCTTTAATCCTTGCTTCGCTAATTTTTCATTGATCTCTTCATAGTTGCCAATAATCCACTTGCCTTCATTTGGTATAGCTACTAATGGTTTAGCTAGTCTATGATAACCGTATAGCCTTTCTGGTGCCGGAACATTGCAGTCTAGGATAGTAGATCTATTACTTACTCCAACGACAATATCGTTTTCCATAAGTTTAGAGATCCAGAATTCAACACAAGCTCTGCCTGCTTCTGCTAAGTGCATGTTTTCTTTGTAAGAAAAATCAATACCGAATAAATCTACTTGAGCTACCTTGTTGTACATAGCAAAAGCTAATGTATAAGCAACTGTATTATTAAAGTAAGCACACCTAGTAGCGTTGCAAACGTCTTCTAATGGATAGAGAACCGCTTTAGGTACTCTTTTATCTAATTCACATGTATAAACCGGGTACTTACCCTCAGTTAATACTTTGGTCATTACACTTGTTTGCCTGCCTGCATCGTTAGTATCAAAAAATCTACTCGCTGGATCCATCATAAATAGTCTGTCACAACCATAAGTTCCAGCAGCTGAGTTAATGCACCAAGCTTCGTCCCATGTCCTGCCATTTTGTAAGCCAATAGCATAATCTACTTGTGACAAGCCAAGGCCTATTATGGCTACTTTCTTGCCCTCTAGGGATTTTATGGGTTTCATTATGATACGCCAGTGCGCAACTGATCGTATCTAAATTCGTCACGTGTACCGCGACCTTCGGATAATGTCTTCATTCTAGCAACCGCCTCCTTGAATCTAGCCTCAAATTGGCCAATGACATCGGGCGGCTCTTTCAAAAAGACCGCGCCTTCAACTAACGTGCCATACAACAAAGCATCCGGATAATCCGTAGACAAAAATGTTGTACCGCTGTCACTACCACTCGTTAACGAGGCTGGTTTATATAAGTAATGTAATTCTACCGTATATCCAGAGTCTGGTATAGGTGAAACTTCAAAAGAGGTATTGTCGAATAATGAATAATATTTAGGCTGGCCAGAAGTCGTACCAGGTGAATATTCTTTAATAAATGATGGGTGTTTAAAATCTAAATAGTCATAAGTATTACTATCAATAATTGCTAAACTGAAAGGCGCATAAAAATCTGTTGGCGTAGATAAAAATCTATTTGCTGCTGTAAGTGTGCCTTGTACGTTTTTTCTTTGGTTTGGCAGCTGAACCATACTAAATATTCTGCTTTCAGATTCTTGTATAAAAGTAGAAAGCTGGTTAGTAAAAGTAGTTTCAGATACTTGTAAGTAATCCTGGACTGCTGTTTTTAATGTTGCTAATGTAAAACTCATGTTGTTGTTACCGTTACTGATCCAACACTTGTAGTAACCTCAAAGGTTGTAAGCTGTGATCCTAATTTACCGTCACCTGTATTACTATAAACTATAAAGAAATTATTATCATCGTTTGTATCTGGCCTAGCATTTTTAATCGCCTGGGGATCTATTGGCGCAGCCTTGGGTTCTAATTGCGGATGTTTTGGACTCCATTGATCTGCACCGACTAATAAACCATCCCAAGTTTTTTTCATGTCTCTTAGATTATAACGAAATCCTGTTATGTCGCAGATTCCGTAAGCGTTTTTATTAGATGCAAAAGCCATTATGCGTTGTTATAACTTCTTAAGTTAGGCGCGATTCTAAAGGAGGCTCTATCCTCATCGGCATCCATAGCTCTATTAAATTCTTCATCATAAATAGCTTTTAACTGAGGAGTTAGTTGAGGAGCTTTTTTCATTGATAAATAGTATGCCAACCCGGCTGTCAAACAAGGATAAAACCTAAAAGGAACTTCCATAGTGTTTGTTGCAGAATCTGCATCATCCATCCTAGTAAGTACATTCATGTGAATCGTATATGTATTTGAAGAGTCTGGTGTTGGCCATACAGTAATTGTTGGGCTTAATTGTTTGTCTATTAAGAACTGATTAGGCCTACCTGTAGAAGACTTGGTTGCTATGTTTGAATATTCAGATCTGCTTAACCTGGTCATAGCTATATCTGTAGTATTCGTGCCACTAGTCTCTCTTATAAATACATCTAATACATCTATTGGTGCTGTAGAGTTTGTACTGTCAATATTGTAAATTGCTGTTCCAGAAACCATGTCAACTGTTTTCTTGGCTATAGTCCATTGATTTAAACCTCTGTTGGCCCATTCAGCTAACATTAAGTTAAGACTTCTATTTGCTGTTTTTAAATCGTAGCCTGTACGCAGCTCCAAGCCACAACGCTCAAAAGCCTCTTCTATATATTCAGCTACATCCGGTTCAAAATTTTTACTACTCGATGTTGTCATCTTCTTTATCCTCTGGAGCGTATAGATTGTTGAATGTCACATTCGGATCCATATAGCTCTCGTGTTGTTCTGCTGAGTGTGTCCACTGAGAGGGCATAAAGTCTGGCGCTCCCTCACCTACACGCCACAAAGCAGGATTTGTTGCTCTTACTCTATTATTAGGTAAAGCTACAAAATTACCAGTGTATTCACCGGCATCTGTTAAATATAACACATGTGATTGTTTATGTTGAGCAGGATCGTCTGCTATTGAATTTTCTGTGTAATCAACAGTAAACAGATACTTACCTGTATAAAAATCACCACCTATCTTACACATCCAGGGAGATGAACTTACTCGGTCAAGAACCGCAACTGTATGGTGATGGCTTAGACAGTCCCAAGGTTGGGCTAAGTGATCCTCCATGGGCATTGGCCACTCTTCTAGTGGTATATCTGCTACAAGTGCTTGTATTGGCATCCTTGCCCACATAGCTCCACCGTGTATATTTGGTTCATTTTGCATATCATCTATCTCACAACCGGTAAAAACCACTTGAAAAGATAGAGATCTATCTGGCAAAGTGTTTACCGCAATAACCAAAGCATGCAAATATTCGCCATGATAAGCAGAATGATTTGCTGTAAATTCTTTACGTACCCAGCATTTGAACTGAGGTACATTCGATATTAAATACGCCACAATATTTAATTCTCCTAGTTAAATTGTATAGTCGCCGCCTTTAGTTGCCGCACCCATGCCTCTGGCTACTCCTCTTTTCTTAACAGGACCGCCTTTAGCCATATACTTAGTGCCCTTCATAGCGCCGCCTTTAGCCATGTATTTAGTGCCTTTCATAGCACCACCTTTTTTCATGTACTTAGTTCCTTTCATTTTGACTCCTATCGTCTGCCATATAAACCAGAATTACCTGGTTTGTTTTTAGTTATCTTACCACCACTAGCGGCAAAAGTTTTTACATTTGTAGGCTTGCCACCTACACCTTGTTTTTTAGCTCTTTTTCTTGATACAGCAGATTTAATTTCTGATCCACTCATGCTAGCTGCTTTTGCAGCCGGGACACATTTTGGATACTTTCTTTTAGCATCTGCTTTTTGTTTAGATCTGCCACATTTTTTATAGCCACCGCCCTTTTTTTTAGAGCCTATGTCAACCCAATCTTCTTTAAACCACGTAGTCAAACTCATTACTAACTACCCGGGACCTTTGTTTTTTTGCGTTTATCTTCCATCATTGCGCCACATCCTCTGCCTTGCACCATTACAGGGCCGCCAAACTTTAATTTTATAGCTCCACCCATAGCTGCTTTTTTAGCACCTTTGTAGCCACCGCCTCTTTTCTTATAGGTTTTTACCAACCAGGCATTTGCATAAGCACTGGGATATACGTCAAATTTACTTTTTGCTTCTGATTTTACTCTAGAATACAAACTTGGATTTGTTACGTTACTTGGTGTTTTTGATTTTTTAGCCATTAGCACTTCCACCTTCTTCTTGCTTGCCTAATTCTTGAATTAGGATCATTTTTAGTTTTAGCAGAACTTTTTTTAAGCTGTCCTAATGATCTTGCACAATAAGACTTTCTTCTTTTAGCAGCTGTGCTACCTTTTTTAACCTTTCCGGTTACAGCAGTTTTTAACTTACTGCCAGGGTTTGCACGTCTATGTGCTGCAACCCCTTTTTTGGTCATGCCCGCTCCACTTTTGGTAGAGCGGTAATTACCACCTTTTCCTGTAGTTTTAGGAATAGGTTTACTTTTTTTTCTCTCAGCCACCCTTACGCATGGAAAGCAGTCAATGATGAAAATGTAGCAGTTGTATAATTAATATATATACCGTCACTAAAAACCAATCCATTATCCGGAATAGTAATATCTCTAGTTGCAGTAGCAGATGCTACAGATCCTAGTTTAAAAGAACTTGTACCGTTTGGAGAGGTGTTTACAAAATCTACATTTCCTGCCGTTCCAGAGCAAACCAAATTTACTCCTTGTAATCTGGATCTGCCAGCAAAAATAACATCTGCAACTGCTGCATTAATACCAGCTGAAACATTGCCTGCTGGATTACCAACAGCTGTTATTGAGGTTATTGTTCTAAAATATTTAGAACCGGTAGCAGTACCAGCATTTGCACCTGTTATGGATTCTGTTTGAGCATCTCCATTTACATCGGTGCCGACTACAGTGAATGATTTAGCTGCATCATTGCCAGCAGAAAGGATCGTTACAATCCTTCCGCCAACATTAGTAACAGAGCCGCCGTCAGCTAACGCGCCACCTATAGTAAGTGCTGCATTATTTCCAACTGCTGCTGCTGCTGAAATACCATCTGCATCTAGGGCTTGAGCATCGGCAGTTATAAACTTACCTAATACGTCTGAACCAGTTAATCTAGTTGCCATAAATTACTCCCTATTAAGATACTGTAGCGATCGGTGTTGATAGAGCAGTAGTCATCCATTTAGAGTTTGTTCCATCATCTGAAACACAAGTCATAGAAACTCTAGCGTTTAAAACTGTTGCTGCTACTAATGTTAAAGTATCTCCAGCAACATCGCTTACTGCGTTAGCTGCTGTTCCAGCAACTAAAGAAAGCATTGCTTGGAAAGCTGATACAGCAGAACCC